ATTTTAATACAATAGTAGATATTTCTTTTATATAATCACTCTTACTAATTCCAATCTGCTCAAAGCCTTCATATAATTCTTTTTGTAAGGTGTTTATCTTTTTTGATTTTAGATACTTAAAATCAGCAATAACTAATTTATTTTTGAACTCCACAATAGCATCGGCACTACTAATCTTATCATACTCAGGTAATAGAGCTACTGATTTTCCTTTCTCGTTAAGTGCTTTTGCTATTTCTAACGTGTTATTTAGGCTTTCTCCTTTATCTCTATGGAGGTCAAAGATAACAGTTTTAGCACCGTTTGTCTCGTGCTGAAAGACGAGTTTTGCTCTATTATCGTCTATGATTTCCTGTAGTAGTTTTTGCTTGTCTGCGTTGTGTTTTATCTTCTTCAAATGCTCAATAATCACAGGTGAGAAAGGTTCAAAGGCTACATAAGTACTCCTACTAAAAGGCTGTATTGCTTGTATAACCTTTTGGGATATACCCTCACTTTGACCATCTACTCCCCATAGAAACATAGGCGTACTACTTGCTGTTGTGATTTTTTCCTCGTGGGAGGCTATCCAGTTTGTTAGCTTAGAGTTTAATGTAAGTTCTTTCCCTTTTAGGTCGGCCTTGAAAATAGGGGTCATATAGCAACGGCAATTAGGGTGATTACCTACCCATACAAAGCTCTTGGGATAAACTCCTTTCATCATGTCGCAGATCTCACAGCCGTAGGGGTGTCGGCTCCGCTTGATTTCATACCCTGCTATCATGTCCATAGACTGCCAGCGCTCTATATCAGCCTTGCGATAGGCGATATTGATTTCAGTACGCGCCAGGCGCTCGGCATTCTTGTAGGCAGAGCGATACACGCCTTGCCCGCTGTGGTATTCCTTAGCTTTCTTAGATAGCTGTAACACCCCATTTTTATCACGATAACGACGAAACAGACTATCAGGATTGCGCAAATACTTCTTGAGGGTGAAAGCTAATTCGTTGGCGGGTGTGCCGTCTGAAATAGCTATATCCAAAGCCATTTCTATCTCTGTACGATACTGCTTGGATAAGTTCCATACACGAGCCGAGCGAAGGGCTTCTGTCTGTACATTCTTTTTCCTTAGTGGCTTAAAGGGTTCGTTTGCCCCTTGTATGCTATCGAATACCTCCTTGAACTTGTTATGAGAAATATTGTAGTGCTTATCTACATAGAAATTCATCTTTTGAGAAAAGGTATTTTGGAAGCGCTCAAAAAGGCTGTTTATCTTTTTATTAAGCACGGGATATAGAGCAAAGGTAAATAAATCACTTCCCTTGTTCAACGCCTGCATGCCATAATACAGCACGGCCATTTTAAGCACCTCGTCCAATAACTGTAGTAGCTTGGATACATCTTTCTCTGTTTGGTTTTGGTGGTATTCGTTCCACTGTTCTAAGTCCATAATGCTAATTTGCTAATGCGCTAATTAAATAATTCTTTTCCTTTTTCTTTCTCTATTTGGGCGAGTTCTTCATCTATCTTGTCGGTGATACCTGCCAATATAATTCCCTCCTTGAGCGAGGCTACTCCTCCTTGTACGGCACTAACAGCATCGGCTATACGTTCGGTAAGGCTGTCTATCATATAAGGGACAATCTCTATATTAACTTGTAGCCGTTTAGCCACTGGGGCATATTTAGGGATAAGACTGCCAATGGCTGATAGGAGGAAGTTAATACGACGCTGTAAAAACTCTTCTACGGTCTCGGCGTGGTTGCTTACTGCCATGTGTGTCCCCATAAACATAAACTTGAAAGCCTTCCCGCTCAAGGTATTTCCGAGACCCTGCAGGGCTTCAAAGGTGATTTGTGGGGTGTTAGTAAGGGCATAACAACGAGAGGTAAGGTTATCAAACTCTAACTTAGCCATGTCTGGGGACTGCTGCCAAGTAAGGTAGGATACTTGAGCATCGTTTTCGAGTTGGATTATCTCACTTGTCATTCCCTTATTGCGTACGCCTACAACTTCACCTGAAGCAACCATTTTCGGATAGAAATTATAATCAAGGCAATCGGCAAAGTTGGATAACAGTACTTCTAATCGATTGCGGAGGGTGCGTATCTTATCACACAATGGGCGTTCCCTCTTCATATAGATAATAGGGATCTTGGAAAATCCGTGTGGGTACTGCTCTATTTGGGTACCATTGCTATAGATGGTTACATTTTGATTATCCACTACCATAAGACGAGTAGATTGTATGCCTTTGCTATCTGTTTTGTTGTACTCACGAGAGAAAGCAATCAGATCACCATACTCATCATAGTAAGGATAGAGTGTATCTCCGCGGAAAGGCGACCAAATCATAGACTTAAGCCTATAGGTAGGGTTAGGATCGTCCTCCTTGGCAGGTTTTACATACCAATATTCGGCTACCTCACACTCTGCAAACCACGAACGCACCAAGCGCTTGTTATCATAAGGGAGTTTGTTCTTTTGATGAATTCTGTCGAGCAGCTCCATAAGCTCTTGTTCAGCAGCTTCGGTAGCGTTGGCTGTGATCTTAGGAGGTGTACCTACTGTAAATGCGGTATGTATATTAACGATGTCCTGCTCTAAGGGTAAAGCCATACGATTGACGTCCTCCCACCTGAATTGAGCGGGAGATTTGATAGTACCATCTTTGTTTTCTTCTTGTTCTTTGACGAGCACCCTTCGCTTGGGGCGTAATTCCTCATCAAAAACATCGTGCTGGGTATAATCCCAATCCTTGATAAGCGATTGTGTATCGGGGCGCTTAGCTGGGAATTTCTTGAGTTGGGTGATACGCTCGCTTTCGGGAAGGGCGTTTAGTTCTTGTAGTGTCATTGATAATTAACGGTTAGTTGTTAGTCATTAGTCGTTGGTTATTGCCCCCAAAACCACCACATACCCCTTACCTTTAGGTAGTCGAGGTTGCTTTGGTTGGCGTAGGCTTCCCTTTCAAAGATGATATTGCGGTAAGCCTTATCCCAATTGCGATAGCGTAAATACTTGAAAAGAAAATCAAGGAAATACCAAATACAGAAAGGGAGTACCAGTAGTTCCTTTTGCTGTCGCAAGTGGATACGTTCATGATTGATAAGTACTTTATCGTATTTATCACTGGCATTACGAACGAAGATGAAAGGATATAGGGTGATTGCCCTATATCCTTTTGGCACGAGATACCTATTTACCCTTATCATTGGCTTTTGGTTTTTCAGTGCTTTCTCCTTTGATAAGAGCTAAGCAAGTCTCATGTATATGCTTAATCAATTCAATATCCGATTGTTGGAAATTGGTGTATTGCATATTGAAATCGTGCTCAGTTACAGTCCCTTGGATTGGCACAATATAATTACCTGCTTCATCTTTTAGAGAAGCCGAGAAAGTCACAAAGTATGGTTTTTGGTCTTTCTCAAATTCGTAAGAGTAAATAATGTTTACTCCATGCGCTTCTTCTTGCGCTGAGATACTTGTTTTTTGTTGAATGATTTGCATTTTATAAAGTTTTTGAGTTGTTAATTTTTAGTTACATTGCTACATTAGTAATAATTCCATTTGTTATGAATATCTGAATAGATCTACCTCCTACACCTGTTGATACCATGAAACTACCTGTATATCCTTTTTGTCCTTTTACTCTTACATCTCCTTCTACAATATCAAGAGCTACGTTATTAACTCTTGCTCCTTTAACCTCTAATCTTGCTCCGATATTGTCCCAAGTGTCATTGTTTTCTATGCTATCTATTCGTAGCATAGCTCCTTTAGCCCCTGTACTTGGTGCCACTGTCTGCCCCATCATCACATGTCTATAAATGCCGTTTTGTTCCCCATTATCCCTATATATAATAGAATTAGAAGAAATAGAAGCATATCTGGTGTCTCTTTTCCAACTATCTATTCTACTAGGAGGGGTATTTGTATCTGTAGAATGAATAATACTATCATTTGTTAAATAAAAACCTCCTATCTTTCCACTGGTTGCATTCACTTGCCCTGTAAAACTTCCACTTGTAGCGTTAATTTCTCCTGATATATTAGCTTTTGTTGCATACAGCGTGCCATCTTGCATAACCATAAAAGGCGCTCTTTTTCTATCTGTATAATTACTACCTGCCCAAAATCGTATATCATTATTAGCAGCTCCTACACCAGTAACACCCGCTTGAACTCCTAAACTATTCCCAAGTATCATAGTGCCTGTTGCCATAGCGTTCCCTACTGTGTAAGTGTCGCTTAGGAAGTTGGTTTTATTGACCAATTTTGAAACATTGGTATCTGTTCTTTGTCTATTTTGTGTTTCAACGGCTATAAGCGCTCTTGCATTATTGATAGCAACCTGTAAGTCTGTTTGAATGTTAGCTACTTTATTCTCAATATCCTCAGGAGCGGGAGACCAGTCAGTGGGTGTATTTCCATATTCAATTTTAAAAGACGAAACCAAAACTTCTTGAATATGCCCCCCAGACTTACGATTAAACTCTACAAAACCATTTTTTTTATTTTCGTTTTGGGTATTTATAGCACTATTCTTTTTTATAGTATATCTATGCCAATTATTATCCGAAATAACATTATTACCATCTAGATAAGTAACCTCATTATCTGTTATACATCGAAATTCAATGTTTGGTATACTCGTTTTTGCCCAAAATGAAATTATCATTGGTCTGTCTTCAAATGTTTTTTTACACTGAAATCCTTGCCAGTTATATATGAGTTTAATTACTTTGTTACCTTTGAAAGTTTCAGAGGCTATCCCTGCATTACCTGCATAGTTTGATTGTAAATAGAAAGGTGAATCTTTTAAAGTAAAATTAGCTGTTTCTCTTATCAGGTTTCGTCCTCCTACTTGCAACTCATTTACCTTTTGTTCAGCAAATGTTTTAGCTTGTTGTAGGTTTTGCTGAAGTTGTAAGATACGTGCTTGTTGCTCTGCTGTTAGGGCTATTCCTGCTTGTCGATTTGCTTCAGCTACGGCTTGGGATTTGGTTAGTTCTGATTGTGTTCGTGCATAGTTTTCTGTAGCAATTTTAGCCGTAGCAATAGCTTGTTCACGAGCTTGTTTTTCACTCTGTACTTGCTGATTACCATACTGCTTTAACCTACTCTCCAATGAAAGCAAATCAGGATTAACAAGCTGCTTTATTTCTGTCTTGTTTCCGTCAGTAATACGTAGGTTGGCTTTTATGATGATTTCATTATCTAAGAGCAGGATATACTGCTCTCCATTTCCTGAGCTGATTTTATTGGTTACTAATTGCCCGCCTGTAATCTCGGTAAAGCCATTGATTTGGGCTATTCCTCGCTCTCCGTCGTACTCTGAATTGACCGTTGCATATAGGAAGTGGTAAAATCCTGCTACTTCTTCCATGCCTATCTTGTTCTCTGATAGAACAAACTCGGCTGTCTCTATGGCCTTATTAGCCTTGATATAGAGGTAATAGCTCTTTGCTTTATCGTCCAATCTTCCTGATACAAAGGAGGAAACATACCAATACTTATAATCAGCTGCGGAGTGGCTTGGCTTGATGTCTGTTGTACCAAGGGTGTAATGCTTAATCCAACCGCTGCCAGCATTGATTTGCTTGTTGTTCCTATCAAAGTACAATGTATGAGGTACGGTGATAGGGTTGGTCTTATTGGCAACAAAAGCAAATTGTCCTGCCTTGTTACCCACTAAGGCCATCATCGTTTGCACAGTGGCAGGAATAATGCTCTTGGTATATTCAGGAAAGGCTTCTTCTACCTGCTTGATGGTCTCTAAGGCATTACGCCAACTTCTTTTAGTCTCGGATATAGCTTTCTTGTTCATTTCTCCAAAATATACTTCTTGATTTTGGAGTTTGCGTATTTCAGAGGAAAAAGATTGCCCTTGTACTTTGTTAGATAGTTCTATTTGGGGGCTGTATGGATTATTAACGTACTCTTTAAGCCCTACGATACGAATAGCCACTGGGGTACGCTGAAACTCATTATCTGAAAAGTTGATATATCCCCCCATTTTAAGACGACCTCCTACATTAGCCCAGTTCTTTTTTGCCCATATTCCGTCCAAATCACCAGTGAAAGTAAATAGGTCAGCTCTATTTTCATACAGATACTTACATGCTTCCTTCATCATCTCCCAGCTGGCTCCTGACTTGGTAGCATTGTCGCAAATATAAGCAGCGGGTAGGTGTATGTTATATACAGAATAACGATCACCCACAGCGGGTTTAAATATATCATTAGGCATGGTGGTACCATCTTCTTCCTTGGGGACTATCTCAAAGCGGCGTGTACTATGGTTGTATCCGCTGCTATGCTCGTAACGACTAATCTCAAACTCACGCCCTGATAACATACCACTTTCAAAGTATATCACCATTTTCTCTCCCTTGATTTGGAGGTCAGAAAAGTTCAGCGCTTGAGGTATGGAGGTATCTGCAAAGTCATAGAAATGTTTGGCTTTATCAACCTCAAAAACAGCTGACACTGTACCTTTGCGACTTGGGTATATATGAGACAAATCAAGGCTTTGTTCGTTGATAAGGCCGTTGTTTTGTGCATTCTTGATAGCTATGGACAAGCCTTTGTCGTCTGAAACAAAGGTTACCCCTTCATATACGTATTCTTGTGATTTGGGTAGTAATAATTCCTTGTTGCCATACTTAGAGCGGTCAATATTACGGTCTCCTCCTTGTACATAGAGGCGAGTAATACGACTTTGCTCGGTAGTACGACTTACACCCGTTTTGAAGCCTTTGCCTTTGCCATATTGGAGAGGTAATGGATTATTCTTGAAATATTCTACCTTGTGAAGATGTATCGTTTTACCTATAATCTCGTATTCTGTCTCAAAGGCTTTGGCGATCATGTCCAAGGCTTCCAAGCAGTTATTATGGTTGTAGCTGATAAGTTTCTCATTAGCTTCAATCGTGGTTCCTACCTGCCAGCCGCTGTCTATCATATTAAGACAATCTACCAATATTTGAACGTGATAGCGAGGGGAGGCTGTGAAAGGAAACTTGAGGGTCTTATCATTGGGGTTGCGAAACTTGTAATTCTTCAGGTTTGCCCCCTCGCTGTCCATGGTAAGGGTATATTCAAAGTGTCTGCTGTTATGCTTCACCACTTTAGCAGGCTGATTAAGGGTATAACGTTCCCCCTGAAACTCACACCATGCCCCAGTAGGGATTTCAGTGTAAGTAGATAGGGCAAAGTATAGGTTAAGCGTATGCTCTCCCATAATGGAGCGGTAACGATAGCTCTCATCGGTAGGAAGGACGTCTATATAGGTGCTGTTAAAGTGTAGTTGCATAGTATTAGATAATTATTAGTTGTAAATCAAACTTGACCCATATAAGCGGGTCGTCAATATAGAGTTCGGTAATTTTGCTGTCTTTATAGATACACTTGTAGGATTTTCCTTGATAGCTTAGGGTTCGTTCTCCTGGTCTTACAAGGTCATAGAGTAAGGCAAAATATCCTTTGATAAAATCAGTTATAGGTAAATACATAAAGCATTTGAGCGTTACGGTGCGTTCCTGAAAGTATATAGGTACATCAGCGGCTATAAGACCACTCATAGTACTATTTTGAGCTGTATAAGGTGTTTTGGCGTTACCTGCTGTGATAAGCTCTTGTTGTGTCCCCTCCAATAGGGTTATACCATACTGGGTTAGGTTTTTGCCGTCAATATAAGCTTCTACATGGTGAGCGGTTAGCGTTGGTGCTTGATAAGTATATCCTTGTAAGGGAAAATCATCGGAAAGACGAATATCAGCTGTTACATAACCTCCACTGACTTGGGTTTTGCTAAGACCAATCAATCGCAACCGGTAGGTTAGGTTGATAAAGTCAAAGGTATAATTAGCATAGGCACGAACTGAAAGGAGCGTTACCAAATTGGGATATAGACTTTCAGGTAATAACAGTTGTAGGGTAATTTCCTTAGCAGATAGCTGCGGGGCTGAAAGGTCGTATTCCGAGCTGCTTTCCTCTGCCCAGTCGTTTTTATTCAAAGACTTCAAGGCTGGATAGGATAGCAAGCTCGCTAACGAACCCTCTACCAACTTAGCATGTAAGGTATGTATGTCTATGTTATTAATTTTCATTAGGTGTTAGGGGTTAGTCATTCGTCATTAATAAAATATTCCTGTTAAGTCTTTTCTCTTGCGGTTTTGTCCTAATATTTCTTCTAAGAATACGTACCTTACGGCATCGATTGCGTGGTTAAAGGCGTCAATGGGTACATTGAGGAAAGCACCACTTTTATCCTGTGCATAGGTGTAATTCTTAAACTCTTTGATGATGTTCTCACTCCTTTGGGTGATACATATTTCATACTCTAACATCTTGGTAAGCCCTTCCATAACCGAGCCTTGCCCTTTGGTTACTGCGGTGATGTTATAGCCTGCATTCTTTATTTCCTTCACCAAGCGGGGGTCAGCACTCTCGGATATAATCTTATAGGAACGGTGCTGCTGAAGGGCTTGGATAATATCGCTGGTGAGCATTTGTGTTTGATAGCATATTTCATCAATATATACCTTATCGTCTAAAAAAGCTACCTCCACGATAGCGGTAGGGTCGTGAGTAAAACCAAAGTCAAGACCTAAGTAACGTTTCTTTGCCCAAATAGGTATATCCTCCACAATGGTAACTTTTTCAAAGATAAGCCCCTCGATCATTGCCTGCTGTCCTAATCCATATACCTGCCACAAGGAGCGGTTTTTGTGCTGCAAACTCTCTATCTCGTCAATAATCGTTTGCTCTAAGAATGGGTTATCCTTATAGGTGGATATAAAGTGATAGGTACGAGGGTCTTTATTCAGCTCGCAAAGCCAATGGTCATCAGAGAAGGAGGGGTTATAATCCACAATAGAGAATTGAGTGGTACGCATTTTCAGCTGTTGGAACTCAATAAACTTGAGTTCGTTAGCTTCATTTACATACAATACATCACGCTTGCGCCCTCGGAGCTTCTGCTCGCTGTCTGTGGAAAAGAACTCCACCCATGAACCATTGGCAAAGGTGTATATCATTTCAGACTTATTGATACTATCTTCATCGAATACATTTAGTTTATACAGTATCTCCTTGAAATCGACAAATACAGAGCCTTTGAGAGCAGGCAGGGTAGCTCGGACAATCGAAAGGCGTGTCTTAGGGTGCGATAAGCAATAGACAATAAGCCAAATCAGGATATTATAGGTTTTGGAACTACGGCTACTACCTTGCGCTGATACAGTAGTATATCCTTGCTTAATTGCATTATCTACTTTCGTATATATGTTAGTTGTCTGTATTATCATCGGTTCGTACTTGTTCTCGCTTGTCTATTACTTCAATGGTGATCCCTTGAGATAACGGGCTGCCAGCGGTGGTGATGTCCAGTTTGTCAATTACTCCGTCTTCAACACGGAAAGTGGATAGAATTGTTTGCATGGCAGTCATACGAGTGCGATAATCAACAGGCACTTCTCGGAATTTTCCTTGTATTACAGTGCCTTCTTCGTCTGTTATAGGCTCTTTGATAATTCCTGCCATAGCGATAAGGGTCATCGTATTAGATACCTCGTTAAATACCCTCGCTCTATGTGCCTTTTGTACCTCTAATAGTTCAGGATTTTTGCGAATACGACTATATACAGACACGTATGTAACGCCAAGTATCTCAGCCGCTTTGGTAGGTTGTCCATTGGCTTTGATAAGGGCTTTCTTTAATTGCTCATCTGTATATGTTTTTTCCTTTGCCATTATATTAATTTATATAAATCATTAGGTTCAGTCTATTCGCTCTATACTATTAGAAAATTCCTCTCCAATAATCATTTTTTCGTAAGGATCATAACCCATACGTATCATAAAAGCCTCTTTGTGTTTAGGGTTTTGAAACTTGACCACTACATAAGATAGCATACCTCCATCCTTGTCTGAATTATTGGTGTTACTGATACGGTCTTTTACTTTCTGTATTTCGTTGTGTCGTGCGATTTGGTTCTCAGGAGTATCCTTATAGAAATTTACAGAGCGGTCAATATTGCGATTTTCCTCACTCTCTTTGGTAGCCTCGTCAATGGCTTGTAGAGCTTCATCTTCTTCTGTGTTTTTTGACCATTGTTGAGTTGTGGAAGTGTCATCAAAGGAATAAGACGAATAATCATCTACACTTACACTATACATAGAAACATCAAAATCAGTTAATCCTGCTTCTTGGTAGTTATCAAGGTCAGGAACTAAAGCACGCATCAGGTCATCATCTAAGGGTGTTTGGCTTTTGGTGTGCCATATATTACGAGCTTTTTCTGTTTTAAGGTCAAATTCGGCAACTTCCACTTTGATAGGATAATCTGTTTCAGGAGTGCCGTTATACTTGTGATATAGGTCATGTGCCATTACCCGCTTGTGTCCATCAATAAGATTACCTGTTACTTTATTCCAAACAATGCCACCATAGAAACCATTCTTTTTAAGGTCTTTTAAGATTGCTTTTACCTGCTCGTCTGTGTGCTTCTTTGGGTTATATGGAGCAAAGTGTATTTGTGATCTGTTTATGGTTTGTGTTTCTGATTGCTTAAACTCTTTCATTGGTTTGTGTTTTTTGAGGTTCTTGATGTAGGGCTACTTCAGCATAAGGAAACTCTTGGAGTATCTTTTTTAGGTCATTAGGGTAGTACTTTTGAAGGAATGATAGTGTTTCATAATCTAACCCTACCCCTTGACTTACAGACTTAGCTACATATACCATTGGTTTGATAAGGTTACGATTAGCTATGTACTGTAATACTTCTTTGTTTGTCCATAATGCTAATGGATATACCATACCTTTGGGAGAGGTGAAAGTAGGCGCCCACATTTTAAGGCGCATGCGTTTCATAAAACCATCTACGCCTTTCATTCCTGAAAAGGCATATTGTGAGTTGCATTCTTGCATTACAGATTGTTCAATCTCACCTATTTTACGTACTTTTGTATCAGGTTCTTCATCACAGAAAAAGCCGTTTTTCTTGATAACATCTAACATTAGATGTGGGATTTGGCGGACTTCTACGTTGGGGTATTTTTTGATTGCCCAGTCTATGTATATCTGTATATGCTCTAAGTCTTTGACAAGGTACATAAAATAGCATATTACCTTTTTAAAGCGAAGGGCGAGCATATCAAGTAGTGCGATGCTATCTTTGCCCCCTGCTGAATAGAATAATACAGCCGTATCCGTTTGGGTACGGATAGACTGTATTATTGCTTGTGTTTGTGCGAATTTAGACATAATGTTATCCATTTCCTCCTTTAGATGTTGCTACATCTTTGTTTGCTGGCTTCTTCTTTCTGAAGAGATTACTTACTCTTGTTCTCACATTGTTGTAAGTGTTTCTAATACGATTTGCAATTCTTTTAAACATAATTTGTTGGTTTTTAAAATATTA